GTATTGTCAAATCTACCCCGCCCGGCAGTATTCAAACACGGTATTTCACATTGCGCCAGATGAGCAAAAGCACATACAGGATAACCAGATAGGTTTGACGGTGCCAAGTACATAATAGCGGTCAGATATCCCTGTTTTTGACCTTTTGGGGTTTTCCCATTGTCGAATGTGAATAATTGCGTCGGCAATTTCTGGAATAGAGGGTCAAAACGAATTAAGTCCGCGACCCTTTCCGCATGCGGTCCAGTCAATAGTGTAGGATCAAATAACATTTTATCTCCAAAATGCAACAATCAAGGTGAAAAGAAACATCGCAATTCTGGCCAACAAAACCAGAAAAGCGATGGCGATAAGCGACAGTAGAATAGCTTCAATCATCTGAATAATAATAGTTGTATGGTCCGTTATTCTGAATATCTTCAAAATAATCAGCATAGTTGTCCATGGGTGTGGATTCTACAGCATCATCACAGTGATCGCAAACACTGTGTCCCAGTTCGTCCGAATGCCACAATTGCTGATCAGTGACGTAGCGCCCACAATTCTCGCATCGTTCTCGTGTAGGCGCGATAGTCCAGAAATTGTTCATTTTACACTCCCCACCCGGCTTTTAATTCCCGGGTAATCAGAAAACAACGTATTTCGATTATTGACGCTCATTTTACCCCCCATGCGCGAATCTCACGATTCGGCAACAGTGCAACATAGTCGGCATTGTGTACAGGGTCAGCATAGAATCCATCGTATCCATTGCTGGTGATTTTCACGAACTGGTCATATTTGAACGGATTGTACGCGACAAAATCAACGTCAATACTGTGTGGTACGCTGGTGTACAGAAAATCCCCATCACGGTCTGGATTGTCGACAATATAGCCTGTGACAGTAGCGTGTACATTCTTTACACCAGTGGCGCGAACCTTATCACGCCCGGCCGGTGCAACATTGAAGCGTACATCGCGCAGAATGATGGAATCAACGTGGTCAATTACACGGCCCGATTGACGGACCGAATAGCATTGACGGTGTAGATTCCAATATACTTGGACACGTTTCATAATGTTATCCTCGATAAGATGGAAGTGGACCGTCTGTGGCCATGCCAACACCGGGCTGTAGCGCACTTTGCACCGTCTCCAATCGTATAGCTTTGAATTGATCGTATACGGACTGTTTGTTACCCTTCAGACCAAATTCAGACTTAATGACGGAATAGGCTGAACGACCCCGGCCCTTCATTCCCAACAGTTCAAGGCGCAAGGCCTTTTCCAATACTGACATTCTGAACAGATCAATGTCAGTTCCAGTGATTGCAGTCATATTGTGTTATCCCATATCTTGTGTGGAATGGACCTTATACGCTCATCGTGTGACAATGTCAAGATATATATGATATTTTTTCCACACACCCACACAGCAGTTCAAACCATCGACAGTTCAGACCATCCTGTTCATCCTGTGTTGTCCCTGTTGTCCCTGTGTGCTGCACATCGCAACATGGGGGGACTAATCTTACGCGCGGAATGATCGCGATATGAGCGCACTTGTTAGTGCAGCCCGGCAGACCGCATCCCGCGCCACTATTAATGACCCCGGGCGGACCCCCTTTTATTTTTTACATAGCGTAATATATTGTATACACTCACCAGTAGGTATATTTAACATACATTAGTAATTACTTATGAAGACCCTATTTAAATTGGCTATTCTCTGCTCACTAATACTGGGCTTGAGCGCCTTTGCTGGACCACCGGAAGATGCCCAGAGGGTAATGAAAACATTTCCTTCTGTCTGTACACCTACACTAGAGTCTTTGCTTGAGGCATTAACAAGGGATTATGCTGTCCATGTATCCATAACATTTGAAGAGTCGCCGGATAGTTATCTGATGATAGTGGAGAACCCGGACACAAACTCAATGGCGGTTATCCATATTGATGTGCCAAATGAAATAGCATGCTTGGTATTCAGTGGTATCAGGGTACAGCGTTACGTCAGGCCAGAAGGTATGGCTCCACCAGAGGTAGATATATACCAGTCTTTTCCCGGTGAAGACACATGAGCGAGGTCAGTGATGTAGAAATCGGCAAGCTAATCCAGAAGGTAGATAGCCTTGAGTGTATGGTGAGGGAACAGAACAATCGCCTTGATAAACTGGATCAGCAACTGGAACGCACAAGAGGTATAGGCATAGGCGTTGTCCTTGCTACTGTAGGCTTATCAGGAATAGGCGGATCGCTATTCACAAGGTGGTTAAGCGGATGAGTCACCTCAAGGATATTAACATGAGTTGGAGTATGCACTTATGGTGTGCACTGACGCTGGCATACAGATTATGTCGTTTGTCGTTGATTGCTGTGGTACATGGGCTGTTACCATTTATATTTACATCCAAAGTATCTGATTCAATACATAAACTAAACGAGGAGTTATCCTAATGGACCCAAGACAAATGATCGCAAGGCTCTCTGAACTAAGGGCTGAAGGCGATGCAATTATGCAACAGCTTATGCAAGCTGGTATCCCGCCCGAAGAGATTATGGCTGCGCTAGAAGGTGGTGGCCAGCAGGCTGTTCCCCCAATGCCCGGCATGGGTGCTGGACCCGGACCTGACCTACCCCCCGGAATCCCACAGGGTCCGCCTATGGTCGGTGGTGGAATGCCAGCAGGGTTATTCGGTGCCGGTTGACGATAACGGTAACAGAATCAGCGAGAAATAAGATCGAGTCCATGTGCATAGAAAGCAGTATGGTGGCGGTTAGACCATTTGTTCAGGGAACTGGCTGTTCTGGCATGGCACATAACCTGACCTTTGCTGACCAGAAGTTAGATCGTGATATGGAAATAGCACCCTATCTTCTTATCGACCCCATTGCATATCAGTTTATGGATGGGGCAACAATAGACTATGACACTTCTGGTATGAGTCCAACCTTTGTATTCACAGATGTATTTAAGGGACAGGGTGGTACAGGAATGTGTGGAGGTTGCGGAGGTGCGGGACACTAATGACAATAACAGAGTCAGCGCAGACAAAGGTAGATTCAACCCTAAATGGCGAAGGCTTTTTAGGGATACATCTCGAAGGTGGCGGATGTTCAGGCTATCAAATAAAGCTATCGCCCACCACAGATATACCTCAAGATGCCACCATGATAACAGAAACAATATTCTCAGACCCAACCTCTTTGGAACTGTTGAATGATGCGGTAATGGACTGGATAGATGATCCCTTCAGGCCTACCTTTCATTTCACACCCCCCACTGGATCACACTCATGCGGATGCGGTTCTAGTTTCCAGATTGACTAAAATGAGTGATGGATGGTTTGCAGCGCTAATGATAATATTAATTTTTGGAATATCTATGGGTTCTGCGTTACTTGCAAATTGCTTATTGCTAAACGAAATATGTTCCTAAAATGAATGAAGAAGAATACTTTGACGAGATACGGAGACTAAAGAAAAGGCGTAAGTCTGAGGATGACGCTCGTCTTATTATTGAAGCAGAGAAGAAGCGTGAGGCTCGTAGAGAAGAAATACTAGAAGATAAGTATGTTTCTGTATTAGACCGGGAAAGAGAGGTGAGTCCTTTCGGTTCATGGGCTGATGACTATACTGACTTCTTTGGTGGTATGGGTGAAACAGCGTGGGGTATGGCTAAAGGGCTTGCTAAGGCCGTTCCTGCTGGCTATATGGGTCTTATCTGGCCTGAGCCGGGAGAGGAAAGGGAGAAGTGGTATTCGCTTTATGCCCCGTCATTAATGCGTAATATGGAAGAGGCGATGCTTGAGGCATCTCCTGATTTCCCTCAAACGGAAGCTAGAAGGGCTGGACAGGAAACTGTAACATTCATTCCAGAGCAGTTCGAAAAAGCATTACGGGCTGGTGCGGAATGGACGGGTGAGAAGCTGGGCCATGGAGTAGGCGCTGGCGTGTATACCTCTCCCAATATTATACCGCTATCCAGATTATTGGGTACAACCTATAAAGGGATGTTCCCGAAGGCTGACAAATTTAACCCGAATGCATTTAAAAGCATGATGGGCGAAATCCCAGATCATATCGGCATAGATGTCCGGGTAAGACATGGGACACTTTTAAGCGAGTTTCTGAAGGTGATCAGCGGTCAGAAAGACTTTAGCTTTTATTCTCCTAAGCCGGGTGGTAAATTCGTAGCTTTGCTACAAGGTGCTATGGAAGCTGCCGGTAGTATGTTGTCTCTCAGCAACCCTTATTACCAGACTATAGCTAGGGAAACTGGATTTTCTCCAACGGTTGTTAGATCACTTCTTTATCATTATAATAAAGCTTTAACAGCTACTAAGGATAAGACTAGGAAACATCACCAGAATGTCCTTATATCGGAACTGGAGAAGGATATAGGGTTTAGAATGAAGCGTGGTGAGGCTGTTCCGCCAAAATATATGGATGCCATAAAAGCATTCCACCCAGCCCTGATAGAGGCTACTGGAATGATGACACCTCAGATGGCAAGAGAAATGTTCGGTATAAATGTACCGGATAAGTTCCTTGCCCCGCTCTTAGAATACAGTCTTGGGAAGGGCGGAAAGATGAGTAGTAAAGATACCAATATATATACTGCCGGTGCCAATCCCGGTCAGATTTTATCTGCAACACCACGCCATATTGATGTATTGACTACCAAGGGATCAGGATTACAGGTGTTCGGTGATACATGGGCACATATACTTGGTGACTATAGGTTTAATTTTGATACACCGCTAACTGAGATTGCAAGCTGGAAAAAATCAACAGACCCAATATATAAAACCCTTCCAGAAGCATCCTTAACTTCTGATTATATTAATAAGGTCCACAGGGTAAAGAAGGCTGCCCAGATGAGACAGAATGGGTATGTTCTTTATAGAGATGGTAAGAAGGTTCCATTGCCCATGAAGAAGAAGCAGAGGGGATCAGGAATTGATTGGCTTGCCTATACTGAAGGTGGTGGCCAATATAAGCGCGATAAGAGTATAAAAACTTATACCGCTAACTATGATTCTAAAATGCCTAAAGTGAATGAATTAATGATAGATGGTGATCCGTACTTTATCTTTAATACCTCTAAGAGAACCACTCATGCTCTTTTAGGTACGCTACCGGGTAGTATACTTGTTAATGCTAAGACGGGCGTAGCTAGAGTATTGTCGGCTGATGAACTTGATCTAGGCCATGGCTGGGTCAGGAAGGCTCTGGAAATGGGTTTCAGGAATAGATTCTGGACAATGTTCTACGGGGAACACAGGCTGACAGACAAGCAATACAAGATGGCCGGTATTGAAGCCCCGGCTAAGAAAGGGCCAACACAGGGATTGGGTAAAGAAGACCCAATGTCTGCTGCTGGAAAGTTAGTTGAGGAAGTAGTTAAGACTAAACCTGATTTACCACAATTTTTCGGGGAACAACTTATAGAGCCAGCATCTATAGCAACTGGAAGAGAAGAGCGTAAGAAAAGATATGCGAACAGCCAAACAAGAAACATTTATTGAACAGTATTGCCTTCACGGTAATGCCGCTAAAGCTGCGTCCACCGCTGGTTACTCTCATCCCAAACAACGGGGCCATGAGCTAAAGAATCAGTTTGAGACTCAGATTGAAGAGCGCACCAAGAAGATGATAATGGATTGCGTACCCGGTGCCTTAACCCAGCTTAAAACCCTCTCTGAGGGCGCTGAGAGCGAGTCTGTGCGACTTGGAGCGGTAAAGGATATACTGGACAGGGCTGGCCTCAAACCGACCGAGAAGGTCAAGACAGAGATTTCCCATGTGGAGACTGCATCTACTGATGAGTTAAAAAGAGAACTGGAGGCCTTAACAGGGTCTAGCTCCATATCGGAAATACCTGATCTGGTGAACTGATGTGTCTGAGAGAAAACGCCCATATAGGCCTCACTTAAAGAGAAGATTATCTGATCCTGATATAGAAAAGAGGTTTAATTATCTTGTTGAGATAGGCCACCCTAAGATAGTAAAAGAAAATAAAACTCTAGAATATTTCAAGAAAATAGAGAATAGGCCTGAGTTGATAAGCGCCTATACCTCATCAAGAGATAACCCTGCGGCTAGAAATAAGCCCGGATTTGATCCAGAAAAAGTTGGATATTCAGAAAATGTAAACCCAGAAACTCATAAATTGTGGGAAAAGAAGTTAAATAGCAGTTGGGTAACTTCTAAAACTCGCAATAGATATAATTCTGCGCTTGATGCGGTTAGGAAAAATGGCGGCATGAATGCGCCCCCTAGATTATTAAAAGCTCTCCACGAAGCTAGAAAATCAGTAACCTCAACTTACTCTACAAAAATGAAGAATGAGTTGACGAGGGAAGCAAGAGCTATTCAGCAAACTAATCCAGAGTTATTAAGCGACAAACAAAAAGAGCTAATAAGGCTTTATGAAGGAAGGGAGTCTAGAAGAGCGGCTGTTGGAAAAAAGGAAAGGAGGGAGCGTGGGTTAAGAGGTCAAATGGCGACCCTAGAAAGTCAGCAAGTAAGATTAAATGAGACTAAAGATACTTTTGTTAAGAGGCTTGTTAGGGATGGTTATGAAGCGTGGCTTAAAGATAACCCAGATAAATTTAGATTAGGCGCTGATGGAAAAAAATTAACCGGAACAGCGCAATCACAATTATATTGGGATTTGTTACCGGAGTGGGAGAAGCAGAACTGGTATGACGAAGTTGGGGAAATATACGAAGACAATTTAAAGATAATAAAAAAATACCACGATAAGGGTAAGATTGTACCGTACGAAGTTCAAGCAAATAAGATGAAGCAACTTCATCATATATTACCAAGAAAAATAAAAAATGAAGATATACATGGTAGTGTAAGAGGTGGGCATTTTCCATCACAGACTGTCGGATTAAAGGGGGATGCGTTTAAAGGTAGGAGTTCTCCACATGGAAGGGTGCATGAGCCGGGGCTAGATTATTTATACGGTAAGTTTAATGATCAAAATTATATGGTCTTTGATTTTAATGACCCCAAAGTAATAAGCAGGAGTGGGGGGAAGCCCAAACCCAATGTAAGGGGTTTATCTTATCTAGGTGATGTAGCATCATCTATTATGAATTTGAAGGGTGTTAAAAATGTTGGTAGAAAGATGCTTTCCTTTATTCCTGGTATAGGGATGCCATTCCAATATCAAGCATCTAAGGGATATTTAAGCGACCCATCGTTATCTGATATCGCTAAAAAGGGTAAGGCTGCATCTGTTTGGGCTGGTCTTCCGGGTTTAATAGGGGAGTTTGCAATAGACTGGGATAAGGCGAAAGAAAGATATGACCAATCATTATTCGACACGGAATTGGATCGTAAATATGGTATGAAGAAGAGGCGAGAAATGCGCGAGAATATTTGGACATAATATGCCAATACAAAGATGCAATCTAAAGAGCGGTAAGAAAAAGGGCTGGAAGTGGGGCAAGTCCGGCAAATGTTATCCTACAAGAGAGGGAGCATTAAAACAAATGAGGGCAATCAAAGCCAGCCAAAATAAAGGGAGAATTTAGTGACTAAAAAAATACGCAGAAAAAAGATTCCAGTTCCAACTCTAGAGCCTAGTGAAATAGAATATCTAAAAGAGAACGGTATGTGGGATA